CGTGCTGTTCAACTCGTTACCGGAGCAAGCTTTCTTACAGTCACACCGAGAACGAAAAGGTATAGCCGGGTTTGAGACCAACGCCATTAAAGCGTTTCAAGATACTATGCCACGGCTTATTGGGGCTTATGTGCGTTTATCCCATGACGTGGATATGACCTTAGCGGCTAAAGAAATTAGGGCGCAAGCGGCCCTCCCAGAAAATAGGGATAACCGGTTAGTACAGGATATTACTACTGCGTTGGTTGGAACGAAAAGTGAAACTGATAGACAGCTAGGCAAACTTCCTAGTTACCTTGAGTTTTCAAAGAACCCCTACCTCCCAAATTGGGCGCGTACTTTACGTGCCGCTACGTTTACTACCACAATTGGGGGAAATATCTCTTCGGCTTTTGTTAATACTACCGTTATTCCAGTGGTACTAGGCTCCCATTTAGTTGCACGTTACGGCCCGGTAAAAGCTACATCCGCAATGCTTCGCGCTGCACGCCTGTACACGAGTACTTTTGGGACATATACGCGTGAGGGTATAGCCCCGTTGGACGCATCTGGCAAACCGATTGGGGCGGCAACACAGGAGGAACGGGGTGGGTTTAGTATGCACAATATCGACTACACCGACTTGTCCAAAGTATCGAAAGGTAGCCAAAAAGTTTATGAAAATAGCCGCCCCTTAGTAGAGTATATGGTCGCTACTGGAAATGATAATCGTAATAACTATAGCCGCCCCGCGGACTTAGAAGCTTCTAACATACCTACGCTTAACAAACTCGCTAACATAGGTGGGTTCTTGTTTAACCATAGTGAGCGGGCAACACGCCAAATTGCCGCATGGAGCACGTACATATTAGAAATGGAAAAACGTACTAAGAAGTCTTTTGACGCGATAAATCCAAAAGAATTGGAAACACACGGTGCTGACGCAGCTAAAGTTGCATTAGATACTACAGAATGGGTTAACAGTTCCTCACTACTTACTACAACGTCCCGCTACGCACAAACCGGGCTGGGGTCAATTGCGTGGCAATTTAAACAGTTCTCCATACAAATGGCATACATCCAAGGGCGCATGTTTCATTCCGTATTTGGCGACCTTATGGGTAAAGCACGTACATCAGCGGAGAAAGAGGAAGCCCGCGATATGCGTAATACCTTGCTCTTAATGTCCGCAGTAGGTGGCGCGTTGGGCGGGGTTAAAGGATTACCGGGATACGGAGTAGTCGCTTCTATCTACAATATGTTCGCTGGAGAAGACGAAGATGATTTCAATACTGTAGTAGCGAAGGCCGCGGGCGATGGGCTTTATTATGGGGCGATTTTTAAGTATCTAGGCGTAGACATAACAGACCGTATATCGTTGACCGACCTTATAGTGCGGGACAAAGGTAACTACCGGGAAAATGCTCCTTATAAAGGGGCAATTGAGGCTTTAGGCGGGCCTACCGCAGGGATTGGGATGCGGTTTGGTGAAAACTTTGGCAAGCTCCTTGACGACGCCCCTAGTAATAACCAGCGGGCAATAGAGGGCATGATGTTTTCGTCGGTTGGTAATTTACTGAAAGCTTACCGGTTCGCAACTGAGGGGTACACCACAGCCCGCGGGGACCCTATAGTAGACGATGTCCACAAGTCCGATATAGTAAAACAAATGTTAGGGTTTAACCCCTCCCGCTTCCGCAAGGCAAGCGATATGCTGGCTAGAAACCGCAGGGTAGTTCGCGGTACTCAGGATATGCGTAAAAAATTACTCGACCAATTTTCTGTCGCTACCAATATGGGGGACGATGGTTACAGGGGAGAGACGATTCAAAAAATAGTATCGTTCAACGCAAAGCATCCAGAGTTTTCGATATCTGGTGCCCAGATACTGCAGTCACTAAAAACCAGAGCTACTGCCAGTGCAATAGCTAGAATAACAGGCGGCGCAGTTGTAAATAAGAAAGCCCTAGCGGGAGTACTGCAATCTAATGCCGAACTGATGGAGAACAGTGTTCTGTCTGAAGACCTTAGTGACCTTGATCGTTAAAAACCCCCCGTAGAGGGGGGTAAGCGTCGGAGGGAAAGATAGTGCGGCGCGCAGTGTAGGGTAGTGGTTATATGTTGTCACTACTTATTACGCCAAACGCGCAGCCCATATTTCCCATCCTCAATTAGCACCCGGTACTCCAACTCCGCTCTCGGTATCTTTGATGCCTCGACTATATGGTCGAGCGCCTTCTTGTAATTCACACACGGAAGAAAGAAGGACATCCCCGGAGTAAACTGTTCCCAGTCCACTACTACCCGGAGTCCGTCGGGGGAAATATCAGTTAAGTTTATTCGGGTCATCCACCGTTACCATACCCGCTTGGTCCTGCTGTTTCGACACAAACCCCTCATAGCTCCAAGTCATCGCTATTACATGTTGTGGGGGAAGTGCAATCTTAGTACCGCGCCCGAGTCGTATCTTGATATTTTCACCCTGCATCGTGTCCTTGACCATATCGCATATAGTCGCGTAGTTGTGCCCCTGCTTTACACACCAATCCTTAAATGGCTTAGGAAGTACGTATAACTTGTTAAGGTCGTACTCGTGCCTAGCTACCCAGCGACTTATGGGGGTTGCATCCGGCAGTATCAGAGCTTCCAACGCTGGGTCGGTCACCCCTGTGTCACTACTTTTGATACGCAGTATGCCGCGGACGTTGTCAGCGTAGAAGTTACCTATCAAATCACCAACGTCGATATCCATCTCTTTCATGCCTGCTTTAAGCCGCTTCAGATGCTGGATTATCCAACGGCGTAGGGCATCGACGTCCCAATCAACTAGCCCAAGGTGCTTCGCTATAATTACCCCCGTAATTACGGCCCCCGCTTCCGCACTCCAAAATCTATTTTGTGGGGTCAACCCGGCGTCTAGTATGATGGATTCGATGTTCTGTTTAAGTAACTTCTTCACGGTATCTAGGTTGGCTAAAACATGCTGGATGTACACCTCTCCTGCATGGCCGTAGTTCTCGGAAAGATTCTCGTTAAGCGCACCTGCTGCTATGGCGTCTTGTGGAGTAAACAGTAGCGGCCTGATGCGCGCCTCTATTACACGCTGTGCTTCCCCTTTCGGTAGTGTGCGGTGCTCAGTCATCTTCTCCAACAGACTGTTATTACCCGATGTGCCTACCAGCAACGACCACTCCTCTCCACGCATACGCTCCATGTTCTGCCCACCGTTCGACTGACGGTTTCGTTGTACCCCATCCGTTACTGCATAAGCAAAGTCACTCGCATCCTTAGCGTCGAAGTTGGACAGCTCATCCATGTACAGCACTATGTTCTTCATGATCTCGGCACGGTTCCATACTGAGTTGCCGGTATCCTTTCCCTTAAGTACTAGCTGCTTATGGTTACCCCATACCGATGCCCCACCCCACTGCCCTGTGGTTTTACCAAACCCCGATTCCCCGCTGGATACGTGGTATATAGCCCCGGCTATGTTGGGTATGAACTCCATCAGCGGGGAGCCAAACGATAGCCCAAACATAAACTGATGTTCCTCAAACCCCGGACGGTTGTAGAACTCGGTAACCTTCTTCCAATTCTCCAACGTACCTTTCTTGCGGAAGTAGGGTATGTACTGCGCGGTTCTACCACCCGGTGGGTTAGGAACTATCTTGTTGGCAAAAACTTCTCGGTCACCAATGATGAAAGACTTGTAGTCATCTGTCCAACCGAACTGAGTCTTAACCTTTATCTCGTCTTGTGTATTCTGTAACTCGGTAATCCACCGGCCTATGTAACTCATAAGGGTCTCCTGTTTAAGTAGGAATATGTCGTTCATGCCCATCTCTTTACGGAACTCATCCTTGGAGGACAGCTTGACACTAGGTACAACGAACTCATGTATCCCCTCGCGCTTAGTGTGATGCCGAAACAAAAAGCATGGTCCAAGCATGGGGTCGCGTAACCGTTGCACTAGATACAGATCGTTCTTGTATACCTCCACTTCATCTAGGTTCCCCTCTTTGTCTTTAATGCGCATGTACACACCACCGTTAACCCCGCGAAAATAGGGAAACGGGTATTGGGGTACCATGTAGACTTTTAACTTGGGGGTTAGCAGTATGTCTTCATGTTCGGGATTGCTAGCAGCTCCTTCCTCCTGTGTACTTTCCTCTACTATGTTGTCCTCTGGTGCCGCTTCCCGCACCTCCATGCACAACTTGATAGGGCTACGAATCTTTCCTCGGTGTGGACAACCTTCACAACCTTTTGGATTATCTTTCTCAAACGTACTGCACAAGTGTGGGGTATCAATCGACTTCGCTATCTTGTCTGTTTCATCTGCGCTATACCCACTGTAGCCTTGGGATATAAGGTGGACTGCACTGTCCCCTTCCTCGCAGTGTTTAGCGATAGACAGCAAGTGTAACCACTCTGGGTACGTTACGTTATTAGGTTCCTCTAGTGCCTTCTTGAACTGTCCACACCCTACGTTGTTTGCGGTCTTTATTATCAGGCGGGAAAACTTCTTTACGTAGTTGCTGGTACCCAGTGCAAGCTGCATATCATCACGATCAGCTTTGGTGAACTCTCGTTCAGGAAGAACTGGCATCAATACGACAGGTAACAACGCGCTGAAGTCTTCGAGCGATATAACGGTATCTGTAGCGCGGATGATACTGACCGCACGCGGAGGGTTGAACTTATAGTTATGTGTACCCGGCACCCGTAGGATGCGTGCAGCGTCGGCGGTAATCGCTGGGTCAGCGTGCAGGTTAAACCTCGCACATGCCGCCTTCAAACTCTCAGCTACGGGTAGCCACGCTTCGCGTGTACAGAACTCAGAGAGCACCCAGTAGATATGTATGCCACCCCCAGAGTTAACTGTGAAGGTAGGTTTAGGTAGCTTGCACTTATGTCGAAAAATATTGAACGCATTTAACGCGTCCACCTGTGTAGCGTACGGCTTACCCGGGCCACAGTCTAGATCGAGAAACAAGCTCTTAATTCGGCGGACGTTCTCCGCTTTACGTGACGTGTCGGTTACGAACGTGCTTAAGGCAAAATAAGAATTGTAACCTTCAAGATCAAAATTCTCCGCCGCACCAAATGCAGCCTCCAAAGAATTGTAAATCTTCTGTATGGTCCTTTCTTTTATGCCTACTACGCAGTAATAGCCGTCGCCGCCAAGCAACGTACTTAGAAATGTTTTGGTATCCATTGTTCCCACACAAATTTTAGTGACGAGGGCACCACGAGGATGCCCCGTCTACTTATAACCCAAACGTATTATTCGTCGTCGAAGGAGTCCATCAAGCTAGCTAGATCAACATCCGAAGCTGGGGCTTCAGACTTCTTCTTGGACACCTTAACCTTCGGTTCTGCAATAGCCTCCTCCGGTTCGCTCACTGCTGCGGGAGCGGTAACTACAGGAGTAGGCTTAGCAAATGCCGAGGGTAGCAGTCCCGCTGCTGGAGCGGCGCTGGGTTTCGCTTCCTTCACCCTTACCGACAAGGTTACCAGCTTAACCGTATCAGGGTTTTGCTGCACGCCGATAGCCAACTCTAGTTCCTCTTGGTCCAGTGGACGCAGCGGTTTGAAATGCAGCTTCGGTGTTGAACTAGCGGTATCGAAACGCAACTCAGTGACCACAGATGCAAGCGGCAGCTTATGCCCATTCAAGTAACGTGCGTATGCCTGCATAGACATCTTCTGCTGATCGTCCCCGAATATACTGGTAGCGGGTAGAGTCAACTGATACACGTTGTTGCTTACTACTCTCCCGTCATCATCGGTCAACAGTAACGCTACGCGCTGCTGGAAACGACATGCTCGGGAGTCCCCCTGACCTGACCCTTTGATGTTCTGTTTGCAATCGAAGCAGGTGTGGGACTGCTTATCGCTAGCAACAACATCAGGGGAGGGCGCACCGGTTTTTGTATCGGCGGACCAACAGGCAGGGGGACTGTTCTCACCCGCAACGTACTGTCCTGCGTAGTACATACGGGAAATCGGTGCAGCCTTAACTACGACTACTTTCAATGTACGGCTCTCTAGCTCTGCCACTTCTTTGCCGTTAACTACTTTACGGAACACACCACCGCGGATACTGAGTCGGTAGTTGTTACCAAAGTCGCCGCCAGTGATATTCGTTTCTGGTTCGAGCTTTGCCAGTAGTTCTTTATAGGCCGCAGGCATGTTTTCAAAAAGTACTAAGTTCGTCATCTTCGTCTCCTAAAGGTCTTCGTTTGGGTTATCTAAGTCTAGTTCTAGTTGTACCGGGTCATCCTCTGCTGGAGGAGATGCTACCGGTTTCGGCTCCTTAAGTTTCAGCGCAGCTATAACATCTGCCACACAGAACCTATAGGTACGTCCCGCCTTGATGTAACACCCAACAGGGATAGCTCCCTTGTGAACCCACTCGCGTAAGGTTGGTACCTTCACGTTCAAGCTCTTGGATAGTTCCTCAATCGAAACATAGTACGTCAAACTTTTGTCATCAGTCATCACTTCCTCCGAACAGTTATTGTGTATTCACTATCTACGTTAAGCCCCGGTGGTAGAAGGGTTGGGTTATCTTCTAAGAAAGTCCGCATATTTGTTTGGTGTATGCGTTTCTCTAAAAGCCCCAGTGCATCATGCTCAAGGATAAACTTGTTCATGGAGTCCCAATCGCCAGTCCAAAACTTCTTCCTCACACTGCGGAAGAACGTACCAGAAGCTGTACGTACAGATTCCGATCCTGATTCTTTGCAGTGGTCTAGCAGAGCTGTCTGAATAACCTTTAACTTCTTATCTAAGTCTTCTTCCTGCGCGGCAAACTGCGCCGCAAGCTCTGCCTTCTGGTCTCTGAGTTTGATATACACAGAGACGAGTTTATCTAAACTAAACACTTTGTCTGTGTCAGCCATTACCCTACCCTCTTACTGTTTATTATTGTCTTGCTTATTATAGTTAAGGTTAATTTAGTTATCAAGTACTTCTTTATATAGGTCTATCATTTTTGTATGGACGCCAATTCGGTTATCCAATAATTTATACACCCCCCGTTCTACCGCCGATCCTTCCAACTGCACCACAGTACACGGGTGGTTCTGTCCTGCCCTATGTACCCTTGCATTCGCCTGCGCGTATGTTTCCAACGAAGACACCGGCCCCCACCACACGATGGTGTTAGCAGCAGTAAGGGTTACTCCATGCGCCGCAGCTTGCGGTTGTATCACCAGAACACGCGGGTCGTATTTGGTCTGGAACTTTTCGAATATCTCTGTACGTTTATTTGCGGATACATCCCCGCGTATTACTTCATTTGTAATTCCATCCGCAGTAAGCTTCTCAACTAGCAAGTCAATCACATGACGGAACGGAACAAAGATAAGAACTTTCTGGCTAGACTCGTCGATTACTTCACGCAGTACGTTGTATCGGTTCTTGATGTCGAACTCTACCGTCTCTCCAGTGTCGGTGTAAACAGCCCCGCAAGCAATTTGTAAAAGTTTATTCATGTTCACCGCAGCATTGGCCGCAGTTATTTGTTCGCCTGCTGCAAAGGTCACCATCTGTCTACGTAATGATTCGTAGTATTTCTTCTGTTGTGGTGTTAGTTCTACCGTACGTTTTACATAAGTCATCGGTGGTAGGTCGAGACATTGTTCTTTAGTGAAACGTATAGCGGGTTGCAACGCATTGAATACTGTTTGAGTCGCACTGTCCTTCGGTACCCATTTGAATTGCGTGAGCTTGTACATCACCATCTCACGGAACGCGCCAAAAAATCTGGGCACTGCTTTGGGGTTAATAAGTTTTGCTAGCCCATAGGCGTCCAGCGGGGACTGCGCCGCAGGTGTACCTGTCATCATCCACAACCACGTATCGGTTTTAAGGATACTGTTCAGCACTTTCCATCTTCTGGACTGTACGTTCTTGTAGTGTGTAGCCTCATCCACAATGATTAAATCAAAGCCGCCATTCGCAATTGCATCGGCTACGATCTCTACACCGTCGTAGTTAATGATGACGTACTCAGCTTCGCTGTTGATGATCTCACGGCGCTTGTCTTTAGCTCCATGCGCTATGCTTACGGTGCGGTGCATCACAAGTTTAAACAAGTCAGCACGCCACGCCGAATCCATAATGGATAGCGGACAGATAATCAGGACACGTTTAATTAAACCCTCGTCCATTAGGAAGTCGGATGCCCAGATGGCCGAGCCCGTCTTCCCAGTGCCTTGCTCGTTAAAGCAAAACGCACGGCGGTTCATAGTAAGAAACGCAGCAGTTGTCTTCTGATGCGTGAAAGGTTTGTAACGCCCCGGCCACTTGTACCTACCGTGTATTGGGGATGGGACGTTGGCGAAGTTCATGTTTTTAAGTACACGCGCTTCGTCTACGCCCCACATCACCAACACGTTGTTGTTGCCTAAGTCTTTACTTCTTGGTATTGCCGCAGTCACTTGCGCGGGGTTGCGTGCTTTTAGCAGCAGCCCTCGGTTGTCCACTATCTTCATTATTACTCCGAGTATTACTTTTTACTTTTCTTCTCGCCCGGCTTGTGGCCGTTGCGGCTACGGTTTTTACTGGGGCTTTCCAGCTTGTACCCGTCTTCGTTAGAGCCGCCTTTGCTTAGCATCTTTACGTGGCTTACGTCTTTACCCTTGCGGCTTACACCCTTCTTATCTAGCGCACGTCTTGCACGTTGGCGCTCCATGCGGTCAGGATGTTCTTCGCGTTTCTTCTCCATACCGTACTCATGCTTGTATGGTCTTGGGGTCTTGGTATATGGCATGGCTATCACCTCTTAGGGGTAGTGGGGTTCCGCATTGTCTGCGTAGTCTTCACGCTTATCATACCCGACTATCTGTGGGGCGGTGTACGGATACAAGTCCCTAAAAAGAACGGGGTTGCCTCTCTCCTCTACCACCTTATTGCGATAAGTTACCATGTGGCTGGGAACGCCTATGTGCCCCTCTACAAACTCGCTGCCTGTTTTAGTGAGATACCAATACCCGGATAGCTGCCCATGTTGCGCGAGTCCCCAGTACTTGAGCTTGGGGAAATTGCACCGTTGGCTATGGGTAAGGTCTAGGCTTCCAAGGTGAACCATCGTGTATGAATGGTCGTACATTTTTTTAAGCGCAGTAACAAGCCCCGCATTTAACTTGTGGGAATAATTTACTATTTTGGCGTTACATGCTTCACATCTTTTTTGTTTCTTATCTTCGTTATTTTCGCAATCGTCAAACATTACCTTCTCCCGTTATGGGGGCATTCCAATACTATGCAATGAGCGCGGCATAGCCCACTAGGTCGTGGGTTCCATACGTCTACTTCGTATGCCTTCTCCATCTTGCCGTATTCAGTCAGCCATTTCCTCCACATGTCGGGCTCCTGCTCTATGGTGTACGTGTCTTGTATAAACGCATTACACACAACGAACAACAGCCCACCCTTTACTGTTTTTACTTCAGGGAAGTGTTTGAACGTGGCAAGTGCCATTAGTTCAAGCTGCCCTTTGTCTGCATACTTCGCAGACTTACCGGTCTTGTAGTCTATTACCCGGGCCGTGCCTTTCTCTCTATCGAGAATCGTTAAGTCTGAGATGCCACGCCACCATACGCTAGGGTCGTTAAACCCACAGGGTTCTAGGTTGGCTGTCAGCCCCATCTTGTATTCGCATAGCTTCTCCCCCTTCATACCTTTCAGCTTGTTAAGTGCTGCTAACGCAAAGTCGAACCGGGGGTCCAGTACTTCTACTTCGCCTTTTACATACTGCTCCGCAGCCTCATGGAACGCAGTGCCGTAGTGCATGGCTTCTGTTTCCGCTTCTTTATAGTTCTTCGCTACCTTAAGGTGGTAGTACTTCTTAGGGCACTGGTCGAAGGTCTTTATGCTGCTGAAAGACCAAGAGAATTTTCCCGCCATTCTGTGCACTCTCCGTAGTTCTTGCCTACTTCCACGTCACCGCGAACAGGCAAACCGGTAGCCCATTTCGGTATCCAGCGCATACAAGAAGAGATGAAAGCGGCTGCCTCATCTACCTGTGCGTCTGGTACGCAGCATACCACAGAGTCATGTACTGTTAGGAGGATGTTATACCGTGTTGCGATCTGTAGCATCTGCTCTGCCATTACACAGCGGGCGATTGCCTGACACACGTTTTCAATAACCTTTCCCCCGTAAATCTTCACCGCACCTTCTCGGGTCTTATAAGAGAACTGTAGCCCTTTGTCACTCTCCGTATCCTCTAGTCCTTCGTACCGCATCAGTAGTCCAGAGGGCAGCAATATCCCATTAGCTTTCGGCATCACCTGTAATACGCCCGTGCGTCCGAGAACGTACCGGTCATCCTGAACCATGCCTATCAACACGTTATTAGCCTGCCGCCATAGGTCAGTGATCTGGGGGCTAGCGTCCCGGTAAGCCCGTACAATTCTCTGGGCCTCCGCCTCGCTAATCTCTACCCCGGCTACCTTCAACTGCTCACGGAACTTAACCGCCCCCATCCCGTAGCCGCAACCGAGGATAGTCGTCTTCCCCATGAAGCGTTGCGCCTTATCTACCTCAGTCTCTTTTATGTTGTAGATACTCGCCGCCATCTTCTTGTATACGTCTTCCCCACGTTCAAACGCCTGTAGCAAGTCGTTCTGTTCTGCCAGCCACGCCAACACGCGGGCTTCAATCTGTGCAGAGTCAGCCTGTATTAACGTATGCCCCACAGGAGCTTTGATGCAGGATTTCAACACCTTGGCGTTCGGGCCTCGGCTTGGCAGGTTCTGTAGGTTCACCCGGTCTAGGCCGCCCCACCTCCCCGTGTGTGCCGCGTAGTACTTAATAGGAGCGGGCAGTGCGCCACGCATCCCTATGCCCAAGAACCGTTCAGTGCGGGTCTCCTCCAACGTACTCTTTAACCCGATACGGGCAGCCGCTAATCCCTGTACACGTAGGTCTTCATGTTCCTGTAACGCTTTAAACCCGGCATCGCTCTTAGCAAAGGCAAACGTCTGCTTACCTGTACGCAAGCTCGTCTTCATCGGTGGGTCTACGTTGAGCCTTCGCAGCGCAGCAGCAAACTTCGGGTTGGACATAAGCTCGTCCTTAGCAACTCCGCAGTCTGTTAGTAGCGTTTCCTTCTGGGTCTTGAGGGTATCAAGGTGGTCGGCCAGCCGCCCAACGTCCAACTCCAGTACCGGGTCGGTGAACATGCGAAGCGTCAGGTCTATTACTTTGAGCTCTTGCTTAGGGAATGACCGCATGAATATCGTAAACAACTTATACGTAAGCTCCACATCGTTCGTACAGTAGTCACC